CTTACTAGGAAGTTCTACTCTGTTCTCAGGAGGAGTTACAATAGTTGATGGATCAGCAAAGAAATACCTTGAGGAATTCTTTTTGTCTTTAATAATAACATAGTTGTCATTATCAAAACTAAACTCAGGATCATCAAATAAAGTAAGTCCAGATAAGAACTCACTTAAATCATAGATAGCAAAATTCTTTGGAAACTGTTCTTCTACTACTGCACGAGACAGAATGTTTTTCTGAATTGATAGAGTTGATAACTCTGTACCCTCCTTAAAACAAATTGATTGATTGATGTTAGAAAAATTCTTGAGGATATCAAGAGTACTTTTGGATAGTTTCATTTACTAAAATAATATAATAGTACACAATAGTGCACCGCCTTTAGAATGTCATCCTGTGGACGACCTTTTTTATTGTATCTGCTTAGATACTTAATTGCATTAGATCTGCAGAATGCTTCTGCGTCTCCAATAGATTCGATGAGATCAAGTGTTTGGATGTTTGATCCTTCACTAGTATAGTGAGCAGAGTATGTACTTTCGATGTACTTCTTTGCCAGTTCTAGTGTTTGATCTTCTTCGTACTTACACTTTGACATAATAGGATAATCCTCATCAAGGGTTCCATCCATGACAGAACCCGCTAAACTCCATGCGTTAATCATACCACATTATACCTCAAAGTCAACATCAGCGTCAACCTTGTCGTAAAGTTCTTGAAACGCTTGCTTTGTTTCCTCGTCAAAACGAGAGATACATGTAGTGATTGCCTTAGCACGATTACCAAAGATTTGGAATGCCTTGACTATGTGAACAAGTCTACGAGTAGAGATGATCTCATCTACACCACCATCATAGAATGTTCTACGGATGATGTCTGCCCAATCAACAAGTCTCTTGTTGAACTCCTTGTCCTCAGATAGAAGGTCAAGCATCTTCTGCTCTGTAGCAGGTGTTGGATATGCCTGTTCAAAAGTAACAGGAAATCTCTCTAGGAATGCTTCGTTAAGAACGTTAGTACCTACGAACCTACCATCGTCAGAACCTTTACCCTTAGTGTTAGCAGTAGCGATAACAGTAAATCCTTTAGCAGGTTTGATATACTTACCGATCTTCTTAAGGAAGACACCTTTGCCTTCAAGTATAGATTGTAGACATAGAATCTTGTTAGATGCTAGGTCAATCTCATCAAGCAATAGAACTGCACCTCTTTGGAGTGCTTCTACTACAGGACCGTTATGCCATACTGTGTTGCCATCAACAAGTCTGAAACCACCGATAAGGTCATCCTCATCTGTCTCGATAGAGATGTTTACTCTGATAAGTTCTCTACCTGTTTGTGCACATGCCTGTTCTACAGAGAATGTCTTACCATTACCTGATAGACCAGTGATGAATGCAGGATAAAAAATCTTAGATGCAATAATTTTTTTGACATCTGGAAAGTTTCCAAACTTAACGAAAGTCTCGTCAACTTGTGGAATAAGGTTTTGCTCTACAGTAGGTAGAACAGTAGGAGAAGCAATTGCCTTCTCTAGAATCTCTCTGCCTTCTTCGATAGTAAGGTTCCATGTACCTTTCTTCACTTGGAAAGCTTTTAATTTACGTGCAACTGTAGGGTATGCACAACCTTGTGCTGTTGCAAATTTCTTAACGTGAGATGCGTCGATGTTGTTACCGAACTGGTCACGTAATTCGTCTATGAAGTTGACGGATAGTTTTCTCTCGAAAGGCATAATAAAAAGGAAATCAAATGTTTGTATAGTATTATAATGACACATCTCATAGGACTTTGGTACTATGAGTGTGCCACTAATTTAATTGGTCTAAGCAATCTGCTCGATGAAGGAAGATAAGATCTTCTTGTTCATCTTCTTAGCATTGAGAGACTTGCTGAATGCTCTCTTGATCTGTGCTTTAGTTGCATCTTCTGCAACTTCAAACTCAGTATCACTCTCAAGTGCACCGATGGATAGAGCATACTGAACTGTGTATGCAGAAGACTTACAGATGAATGATTTTGTTTTTCTCCACTCTTTGTCTGCCTTCTCATATCCATCATGATCATCATAACCTAAGCACTCACGCTTGAACCTACCCCAATCACCACTATTGCAAAGACGGATGTTCATAAAGGAACACTCAGGAAAACGATTACGTAACATAGTTACAAATGTTTTAGATCCATTATAAGCATTATCATCAAACTCATATGTTTGACCTGTCTGACGGTCACGTAGACGTGTTAGAGAGTTGATTCTACGAGAAACAATTACTTCAGATCCATCATAATCATATGATAGTTTTTGACCATAACTGGTTCCATAACCCTCGCCATCAGTTAGACATACAACGTGAACTTTTTGTGATCCAGTTCTTGTTTTGAACTCAGGGATAATTTGGTTCATTGCAATTAAACTCTCATCTAATGGAGTGCCACCTAAATTCATTTTTGTTGGTATACCACATCCACGAGTAGAGAATGCTCTTGCAATACGGAATAAGTTCTTTGCCTGTTTCTCATGATCACGATTGTTTGATCTGCTAGTTAGAAGATTAACCATGTTGAAGTTACGAACAATAACTTTACCAATATTTTCTGGTTTCTCTTTGTATCCGTAGTTTGTACCACCTGAGTATGCATCAGTGAAAGAATAAACATCATAAGCAATACCAACTTTACGACAGAATGATACTAATGAAAGTACTTGCTTGACAGTAGAGTAGATACAATTAGACATTGAACCTGACCAATCAATGTTGAAAATTAATCCATGATTTTTAGCATCAGGTATTGTAGTAATCTTTCTGAAGATGTCATCATTGTACTTGTATGTGTGTAACTTAGTAGTGTCAAGAACACCAGTTTTAGATACAGTTCTACGAGCATAACCATCTGCTGCTTTCTTACACTCAAACTCTTTTACAAGATAACTAACTTCTTTTTGTGATTGCTTTTTGTATGTGTTATATTCTTTATCTGATTCTCTAATCTCTTCCATGTAGTAGTTTGACATTCTCATGTCATACTCATCAGCAAACTCTCCTTGTTGATGAACTAATACTTTACTATTGTAGAAGTTAGCAACATGATTTGAAACTTCTTCATTAGAAATAAATGTTTCTTTATTAAGTGACTTAGGAACTTCAACATAAACAAATTCACGATCACCTGGTAATCTTTGAGCAAGATCTTTGATTGCATCATCAAGTGTATCTGCTGTGTGAACATCATCTGCTGAATATTCAATATCAGAAGGACCGTTGCCACGACCTGCTTCTCTACCACCTACACTTTGCTCTGGATCTTCAGTTGATTCTGGTGAACCACCTTGACCTGTACTTTCTTCACCCTTACCTGTAGATAAATCTTCTAGAGGGAACTGCTCAGTATCAGTACCATCTTCAGTGTTTGATGTCTGAGGATTTGGAAGACTAATTGATTGTGGTGCTTCTGCCTTCTCTTCTTTTTTCTTTTCTAATTCTGCTTGAGCAAATGCATGCATTCTCTTAGCAAGATCAAGAGCATCATCGAATGTCTCTAAGTTTAATGCATCATCACGGAATACTACCTCGTCAGCGTTAAAAGGAACATCTACAAATCTACCAATCTTGTAGTGTAGGTTTAACTTGTCTGCTATGTTTAAGTTATTCCAATTAACATCTTCAACCTTAAAGAAATCTTCTTCTGCAAGAACATTATAACCACCAAAGAATGTTTTAGGAAGACCTTCATATCTACGCTTCATTAACTTCTCAATACGAATGTCCTCAGTTACATTTACAAAACTAAGAGGAACATCTTTAACAAAGTCCCAACGGTTAGGTGTGTATAGTGCATGACCTACCTCGTGAGCAATCAGCATGTCAACAACTAGGTTGCTGTTGTGATGCCACATTGGTAAAGTGAGAACTCTAGTCTCAACATTAAACTGTGCTGTGTCTACCTGACGATGCTCTACAATAAGATCTTCTTGAGCAAGTAGTTTAGCGAGTGATTCTTTGACTAGGTTCATAATGTTGGTTGCTGTATACTATACAGTATAATAAGAAAACCGCCCCTTGGGACGGTTTAGTAGACACTTTATTAATTGTCCACGACGTTTCCTTGCTTGACGCAATGCCTGTGGTTTCAAGTGTCGCTTCTTTTCTTTTTTAGAATGGTGTTGCCAGTTAGGGACTTTCATTTTTCTTGAGGGTTACTTCATACCCCTGATGTGCGTGTTCTAATAGATGATCTACTTTAGCACTGAGTTCATCTAACTTAGCAATGATCTCTCCATGGTCATGGTAGTTTACATAACCTGCAGGATCAATGTCAAAGTCAAGAGACCCATCAGTACCAGTATTAATAGTTATATCACCTGTTGGTTCTTCTGGGAANAAACCAGGTGACAGTTTAACTTCTGTACCAGGTATAGGATTAGTGTTTTCCATGTTAATTCTCTANGTGTTTTATTTATTCTTCTCTACTNANAACAGAGAAGTTTTGTTTCTTTTCAACACGTAAGGTTGAAGCAAATTTATCCTGTAGGGATTCTGTCTTATGAGAGATGACAAATACATTTGTCTTATCCGATACAGTATGGAGGATCTTTAGAAAGTCATCAGTACCTGAGGTGTCCAAACTGCTGTCAAAGATCTCATCTAAGATTAGCAGATTAGTATT